CTACAGCCGCTGGTGTCTCTATGTCACTAGGCGCTATCATCAAGCGACACAAGCGTACCCTAATTAACTTCCAAGACTCTTTCCTAATTCCATTCGTACAGAAGGCTGCTTACCGTTACATGCAGTTTGAGCCTGAGCTATACCCAGTAGCTGATTACAAGTTCCACACCTCTAGCTCGCTAGGTATCATTGCCCGTGAGTACGAAGTTACACAGCTTGTGCAGTTGCTACAAACCATGTCACCTGATCAGCCTATGTATCCTAAGTTGGTAACATCTATCATTGACAACATGAACCTGTCTAATCGTGAAGAGTTGATTGCTACGCTTGAGCAAGCTAACCAGCCTAACCCAGAAGCACAGCAGGCAGCACAGGCAGCACAGCAAGCTCAGTTGCAGTTCCAACAGTCACAGACTGCTGCACTACAAGGACAGGCGCAAGAGTCACAAGCTAGGGCGCAGAAGCTGGTTGTTGAAGCACAGGCAATACCAGAGGAGCTTCAGATTGACCGCATCAAGGCAGCCACTACTAACATTAAAGCTGGTGACGCAGATGACAAAGAGTTTGAGAAGCGTCTAAAGATTTCAGAGCAGTTACTGAAAGAAAGAGAAGTAGCAGTAAAAGAGGGCAATGTTGCTAGTCAGGCAACTCCTCCACAACCACAAGGACTACAGTAATGGTAAGCACTAGGGATTTAGAGAACGTAGTAGCTCAGATAAATGTAAAGTTTGAGCAACTAAACAATGAAATTGTACAGTTAAAGAAACAAATAGCTGATAATACAGGAGCTAAAAATGCCAGTAAAAAAAGACCCAAGACTAGCTAGGGCTGGTGTAAGTGGTTATAACAAACCCAAGCGTACCCCTAACCATCCAAAGAAAAGCCATGTTGTTGTGGCGAAGGAAGGTGACAAAGTTAAGACTATACGCTATGGACAGCAAGGTGTATCAGGGGCTGGTAGTAGCCCTAAGACAGCTTCAGAGAAAGCAAGACGTAAATCTTTTAAAGCACGACACGCAAAGAATATAGCCAAAGGCAAAATGTCTGCGGCATATTGGGCAAATAAATCAAAATGGTAAGGAGAAAGTTATGCCATACGGTAAAGGTACATACGGTAGTAAAGTAGGTCGTCCACCTAAGAAGAAGAAGGCAGCACCTAAGAAGAAGCCAGTTAAAAAAGGTAAGTAATATGCCAGCCAAGAAATCTACAGTAAACAAAGCAGGGAACTACACTAAGCCCACTATGCGGAAGAACTTGTTTAACAAGATCAAAGCAGGCACTAAAGGTGGTAACGCTGGTCAATGGTCTGCTAGGAAAGCTCAGATGTTAGCCAAGGAGTACAAGGCAAAAGGCGGAGGCTATAAGTAATGGCACTAAAAGAATCACAGAAGAGCCTAAAGAAGTGGACTAAGCAGAAGTGGCGTACACCCTCTGGTAAGCCTAGCGGGAAGACTGGAGAGGTCTACGCACCTTCTAAGACAATCAGCAAGATGAAGTCCACAGCAGCAGGGAAGAAGAAACTAGCGGCTGCTAACAAAAAGAAACGAGAGGCTACTGCCAAGGGTAAGCAACACGCCAAACATGGCCTACATAAGGGTAAGAAACGATGAAGGGCCAGACCCACGGTGGCAAAGGAAGCTCCCAGCGCAAGACAGACTCAAAGAAGTTTGCAGCTAACTGGGATGCCATATACAACAAAACTACTAAGAAGTCAAGTAAAAATACAAATAAAGCTTGACTTTCTTATACTTTTATGTTATACTAACTGTGTAACTATAACTAATTCAACTGTCCTTATAGGAGAAACAGTGTGATTGACCCTAAACTAGAACTATATTACCGCAACATGAAAGATTTATTCCGTTCAGAAGGATGGAAACAGTTGCTAGACGACTTATCCTCTAATGCGGTAATGATTAACTCAGTAGAAGTAACTAAAGACTTAGAAGACCTGCACTTCCGTAAAGGCCAACTCTCAGTCATAGCAAACATACTAAATTTAGAAGCTCAGATTGACACAGCAGAACAGCAACAACTAGAAGACGCAGAAGAAGCAGCATAATGCGTATCATGGTTGAGTTTAAGTGTGAGGACGGACACATTAACGAAAGACTTGTTGATTCCGAATGTACACATATACCCTGTTTAGACTGTGGCAAGATAGCTAACAGAATTGTAAGCGCAGTGCGTTCCAAGTTAGACCCCATCTCTGGCGATTTTATGGGTGCTACCAGACAATGGGAAAGGAACAGGGCACAAAAGCTACAACAAGAGCGCAAGGCCAACTCCTAACCGAAGCCCTGCATAATACACCTCCATAATGAGAATACTCACGGAGTTTAATAATGGCAACACTTATAGACGAGCGTCAAGAAGACGAAGTAGAAATCAACGAACAAGAAGAAGTAGTAAGTCAAGTGACTGAGGAACCTCAAGTAGAGGAGACTCCTCAAGAAGATGACATCCCTGACAAGTACAAAGGAAAGTCAACGGCTGAGATTGTACGGATGCACCAGGAGGCTGAGAAGTTACTGGGCCGACAGAGCAGTGAAGTAGGGGAACTACGGCAAGTTGTTGATAGCTACATTCAGACACAACTCGACACAACACCAGCAACCCAAGAACCTGAAGAAGAAATAGACTTTTTCTCTGATCCCGACAAGGCTGTCGAAAGAGCGATTAAGAATCATCCTTCAATCAAAGCTGCTGAACAACAAACACAGCAGTACAAGCAACAGACAGCGCAGGCTCAATTGCAGCAACGTCATCCCGACATGCAAGAGATTCTGCAAGATGGTAAGTTTGTTGATTGGATTAAAGGATCAAAGATTCGTACTCAACTCTTTGCACAAGCGGATACGCAGTATGACTATGAAGCTGCTGACGAGCTTTTCACTAATTGGAAGGAACGTCAAGGTGTAGTAGCCCAGACTGTAGCTAACGAGAAAGCAAGCAGGAAAGAAGCTGTCAAGACTGCCTCAACAGGCGGTGCAAAAGGAAGTGGCGAGACAGCAACTAAGAAAGTCTATAGACGCTCAGACATTATTAAACTAATGCAAACTGACCCTGATAGGTATTTAGCTTTATCTCCAGAAATTGAGAGGGCTTATGCTGAAAAGAGGGTTAGATAACTAATCTCTTATAGGAAGTATTATCATGGCTACATCAGTATATCCCAACATGGGCGGAGCAGTAGACAACACTAGCGCAGCTACTTTTATCCCAGAAATCTGGAGTGACGAAGTAATTGCAGCATACAAGAGCAATCTTGTAATGGCTAACCTCGTTAAGAAAATGAGCATGACTGGTAAGAAAGGTGACACCATTCACGTTCCTAAGCCTTCTCGTGGCGCAGCTACTGCTAAAGCAGCTAACACTGCCGTAACTATCCAGAACTCTGTTGAGTCAGAAGTTCTGATTAACATCAACAAGCACTTTGAATTCTCTCGTCTTATCGAAGACATCACCGAAGTACAGGCTCTCGCTTCACTGCGTCAGTTCTACACTGGTGACGCTGGCTACGGTCTGGCTAAGCAGGTTGACAACGATCTGTTTGAACTGGCTAAGTCTTTCGGTGACGGTGATGGTTCTAGCTATGTAAACTCTGGTTCTTTCCAGATCAACACTACCACTGGTGCTTTGGAAGCCTATGACGCTGACGGTACTGCTGACATTGGCGCTTTCTCTGACGCTGCGTTCCGTGCGCTGATTCAGAAGCAAGACGATGCAGACGTTCCTATGGACGGTCGTAGCTTCATCGTTCCACCTTCCCTGCGTAACGCTATCATGGGTATCGATCGCTACACTTCTACTGACTTTGTTAATGGCAAAGGCGTAGAGACTGGCAAGATTGGTAACCTGTACGGCGTAGACGTATTCGTTTCTACTAACGTACCTACTCTTGAGTCAGGCGTTCGTGGCGCTCAGTTGATCCACAAGGACACCAATGTTCTTGCAGAGCAGCAGGCTGTACGTTCTCAGACTCAGTACAAGCAGGAGTTCCTGGGTACTCTATACACTGCTGATACGCTTTACGGTTGTCAAGTAATGCGTCCTGAAGCAGGATTCGTACTGGCTGTTCTGTAAGCTAGTACAACTAAGGGGATTCTTCGGAGTCCCCTTTCCCTTTTCTTTTTCTCTCTTGTTTTCGTAGGAGCTACAATGGCTATATTTAGAGGTGATGGCGGTGCAGGCGATTCCAATACGGACGCTACCATATCTGCTGTTACAGCCCAAGCTAACATAGCTACTACGAAAGCAAGTGATGCAGCCGCTAGTGCTGTAGAGGCAGCTAACTCTGCAACCACTGCTGCAACTAAAGCAACTCAAGCGGCTACTTCTGCAACTGATGCGGCTAACAGCGCCACAGGTGTTGCAGCCTACGCAACAGCAGCACAGAACTCAGCTACTGCCGCAGCAACCTCAGAGACTAATGCAGCCACTAGTGCTACAGGTGCTGCTACAAGTGCTACAGCAGCCAGTGCCTCTGAGACAGCCTCAGGAGCCTCTGAGACGGCTTCCGCTGCTAGTGCTACCACTGCTACTACTAAAGCCTCAGAAGCCGCTACAAGCGCAACCAGTGCGTCTAACAGTGCTTCTACGGCAACGACTAAAGCATCAGAGGCTTCGACTAGCGCCAGCAATGCCTCAACCTCCGAAAGCAATGCTGCTACATCGGCCTCTAATGCTTCCTCTTCAGCCTCTGCTGCATCTAGCTCTGCCACTGCGGCGGCTGGTTCAGCTACAGGTGCAGCCACTTCAGCTACCAATGCTGCTGCAAGTGCTACTGCTGCGGCTGCTTCAGAGTCCTCTGTATCTGCGGATGCTAGTGCAGCGGCTACCTCAGCAACCAACGCAGCAGCCAGTGCAACCACAGCCACTACAAAGGCTAGTGAAGCAGCTACGTCAGCTACCAATGCAGCTACTAGCGCATCTACAGCTACGACTAAGGCTAGTGAGGCAGCTACCAGCGCTACTGATGCAGCAAGCTCTGCTACCAGTGCAGCCTCTAGCGCCACTACAGCAACAACTAAAGCGTCTGAGGCTAGTACCTCTGCAAGCAATGCAGCAACCTCTGCAAGCACTGCAACTACTAAGGCATCAGAGGCAAGCACCAGCGCGACCAACGCAGCCACTAGCGAGACTAATGCAGCATCAAGCGCCACAGCGGCAGCAGGGTCAGCTACAACGGCTACCACTAAAGCGTCTGAGGCAGCTACTTCCGCTACTAACGCAGCCTCTAGTGCTACTACAGCGTCTACACAGGCTACCAACGCAGCTACTAGCGCCACAGCAGCACAGACGGCTGAGACTAATGCAGAGACTGCGGAGACTAACGCTGAGACTGCTGAGACTAATGCAGCAGCCAGTGCTACAGCAGCAGCCTCTAGTGCCACAGCAGCGGCAAGCAGTGCAACCTCAGCAGCCAACAGTGCTACAGCGGCAGCAGCGGAGTTGTCTACAGCAGCTCTAAAGGCTAACAACCTGTCCGATCTGGCTAGTGCATCTACTGCTAGAACTAACCTAGGACTAGGCACAGCAGCTACTACAGCGGCTACGGACTATGCTACGGCAGCACAGGGTACTAAGGCTGACACAGCTTTACAATCTAACTCAACACTTAATGCAGACAACATGACTACTGGTACGCTGAACGGCGGCACATACTAAGGGTATATAACTATGGCAACAAAAATTGTAACAAAGAACAGCTCTACTGCTTCTGCCGTTCCAACAGCAAGTGATCTTGTACAGGGTGAACTGGCAGTCAACGTAGCTGACAAACGACTATTTACTGAAGATAACGCAGGTGCTATTGTAGAGCTGGGTACTAACCCATACAACTTTACAGCTAATCACGATGGTTCAGCCAAACTAGCCACCACCTCCACAGGCATAGACGTTACTGGCACAGCCACGATGGATTCGCTTACTGTAGATGGTACTGGTGACGGCGTAAAAGCGACTATTGGAAAAACTGGCGGTACAAATCTAAACATCTACGCTGATACAAACACAGTTTATTTGGCAGGTAGTTCTGCTTTAAGTACTGCATATATTATTGACCAGACTAATAACAATATGCAGTTCAAGGTCAACGCCGCAGAACGCATGCGCATAGACTCAGCAGGCAATGTGGGTATTGGTACTAGTTCGCCCGCATCACTTATGCATTTAGCAGCCACTGCACCAGTTTTATCTTTCACTGATACAAACAGTTTTACTGATGTTAACGATAGATTCATTGTCAGAGCCACTAGCGACAAAGGAAATATACAGTGGTACGACGACTCTGCATCCACAACATCTGAGTTAATGACCTTTTTGCCATCAGGCAATGTGGGTATTGGTACTAGCTCGCCTAGCTATAAGGCTGACATACTTGCTACAAACCAATATGCACTGCGGTTAAACACAACTGATGCTGACGGTTGTTTTTTAGCTCTACAAACTAACGGAACAGCTAAAGGATATTTAGGAAGTTCGCATCACCTAGTAGTGGGTACTCCTTCTGAAGACGACATAACATTAAGAGCGGAAAACAACCTTCAGTTTACTACTGGTGGCGGCTCAGAACGCATGCGCATAGACTCATCAGGGAATGTGGGTATTGGGACGAGTTCGCCTAGTAGTTTTCACTCTAATGCGGATAACTTAGTTGTTGGAAGCACATCTGGTGCTAACGGGATTACAATTGCAGGAGGTACAGATACTCAATTATTCTTTGCTGATGGTACATCAGGGGATGAGGCATATCGTGGCATTTTAAGATATAACCATTCTGATGACGCCTTTTCGTTTTTTACAGCAGGTGCAAATGAACGCATGCGCATAGACGCATCAGGCAACCTGTTGGTGGGTAAGACTTCTACAGGCGACAGCATTGTTGGAGTTGAGCTTCAACCTTCGGGGGCGCTTGTATCTTGCAGAAATAGTTCAATAGCAGCTTTATTTAATCGGTTAAGTAGTAATGGAGAAGTAGTAAGATTTAATAGGCAGGGAGTAGATGTTGGTTCTATTGATGTTACCACCACAGCCACGAGCTACACCACATCATCAGACCAACGCCTCAAGGAAAACATTGCAGACGCTGATGACGCAGGTAGCAAGATAGACGCTATCCAAGTACGCAAGTATGACTGGAAAGCTGATGGCTCTCACCAAGACTACGGAATGATTGCACAGGAGCTGCTTGAGGTAGCGCCAGAGGCTGTATCACAAGGTGAAACAGAAGAAGAGATGATGGGTGTGGACTACTCAAAACTAGTCCCAATGTTAATCAAAGAAATACAATCATTACGCAACCGTGTTGCACAATTAGAGGAATAAAACAATGGCAGTAACTTGGACAATCTCAACCCTAGAACGCAACACTGATGACGGTGTAGTTGTAGCACACTGGCGCGCATCAGACGTAGATGGCGACCACTCAGGCAGCTCATACGGCACTTGTGGCTTTACTCCTGACAGCTCTGCTTCTGGCTACACAGCCTATGCAGACATTACAGAAGCTCAGGCTATTGGCTGGTGTAAGGACAGCATGGGTGAGGAAGCAGTAACAGCTCTGGAAGACTCTATCGCTGCACAGATTGCTGACAGCAAAGCTCCTGCGATTACTACTGGAACTCCTTGGTAATGATCGCAGAAATCTCAGCAGTTGTAGGTATTCTCAAGGCTCTTAACGATGGCATTGCTACCGTTAAAGAGTCTGGGGATCACTTGTCAGGTCTGTCGGGATTATTCACCAGCCTCACTGATAGCAAGGTAGCTGTCGAAAGTATTGAAGAGGCTACCAAGGCAGGCGATCATGTACTAACACAAGAAGAGGCTCTGGAACTTGCGTGGGCTAAGAACGAGATACGCGAGAAGGAGAAGGAGCTGAAGAAGATAACGCCTAAGAACGTCTGGCGTGACATGCTGGCTATACAGCACAAGTCTTTGATGGATCACAAACATAAAATTGAGAAGGCTAGGCTGGCTAAACTGAAGAAGCAGAGAGAGATAGGAGATGCAGTTAAGAACATTGCCGCTACTGTGGTAGTCCTTGCTGCATTCTTTGGCACTTACTGGTTATTTAACACAGGAATACTTTAATGGAATACTTACTTGACATGTACGTGCTTGCTACTTCACTGGTTACTATAGCCAGTGTTATATGTAACTACACAGAGACTCCCAAAGATGACGAGTTTGTTGCTAAGGCTTACAAGGTCTTAGAGCAGTTTGCTTTCTTAGGCAATAAAGCTAAACAATAAACAAGGACGTTATCATGGTAATGGAAGAGTCTACTAAAGACATGCTAGACGTTGCTGCTGCATCTACAGCGGTAATGTCACTAGCAGCTTGGCTACCACCTACAGCGTCACTGCTGACTATTGTATGGCTAGGTATTAGGATATATGAGTCAGATACTGTGCAGGGTATCCTAGGCAAGAACAAACCGCTTGACAAATAACTAAAAATAGTGTATAATAATATGACTATCTTAACTTCATTGATAGGCCCAGTCACAGGACTTTTAGATAAGTTCATAGAGGATAAAGACAAAAAGAACGCTATAGCCTTTGAACTATCTACTATGGCTGAGAAGCATGCTCAAGAGTTAGCTAAGGGTCAGATAGAGGTCAACAAGACTGAGGCTGCACACAAGAGTTTATTTGTCGCAGGCTGGAGACCAGCTATTGGATGGGTTTGTGTCTTAGGTATGGCAGGGAACTTTATTACTATACCAATCACTAACATGATCTTAGAGCTGATGGGTTCAGGCGTTACTGTACCTTTGATCCCTACAGCAGAAATGATGCCTATACTTATGGGCATGTTAGGACTAGGCGCTATGCGTACAGTGGAAAAGACTAAGAACGTACAGAGAGAACGATAATGGCATTAAACCCTAGAAGCATGTCTCCGCTAAGTCTAGCTCAATCTGGTAGATTGCTTACTGGCATGGTACAACCTCAGACTCCAAGAGCTGTCACTGCTCGTCCTACACCTGCACCTGCTCTTACTCTAGGAGAAGCACCTACTCTAGGTTCTACAGAGGAAGCTGTTTCTGGTTTTGAAAACTTCTTAACTAGTCAACAAGGTACTTCAAACGCTCAAGCTCGTGCAGCTATTGAGTCTGGAGATTACAGAGGTTTTAAAGACGTAGATATAAATAGAATCAGTAGAGACCCTGTACGTGAAATTACTCAAGCTAGTCAACAACAAGTAGACGACCATCTTGTAGACTATGTAGAGCAGAATGAGATTGCTCCCTTCAAAGAAGTTGATGGTACAAAAGTATATTTCAATACAGGAACTGAAGGCTCTGTTGCTCGTTTAGGTCAAGAAGGATCAGACGGTCGTTACTACTCCTTTGGCCCTCCCGGTACATACTCTACAGTTTTTATTGATGACCCTAGTACATTAGCTCAAGCACTAAACACACCTCCTTTTCAAATCTTATCAGCTCTTGATCCTACAGGTGCTGGTGCTTTTTTAACAGGCGTTAAAGGTTTAGGTGGAGAAACATTACATGCTAGTGATTGGTTAACTCTCGCTCGTGGTGGTTTAGAGTATTTAGAACAAGCAGCTCAAACAGCTCAAAACCAACTTCCTGATATATTTGACGATATTCCCGGAACTGGTAGAAACGCATTAGAGCAAGCAATTGATCTTGGTTTAGGAGCAGACGATTTAGTTAACATAAGTATAGGCGGTCAGCCCGAAGTATCAGACCCATTTTCTTTAGACTATGAAGAACTTCTTGGAGATGTTTTAAGAGATACTGGTGAAATAGATCCACGTGTTTACTTTGGTACACCTACAGATGATGATCCTTACGGTAACGGACGCATTGGCCCTACTGATCTTTATGAAACTATAGGACAGCTAGGTGATGTAGCAGGTCTTGATTTTAACCAAGAGCAAGATAGAATAAACAGAATCTTAGACGCACTACGCAATCAACCTGTTCCTGTTGACGGCACTGACGGCACTGACGGCATAGATGGAAGAGACGGTGTAGACGGACGTGACGGAGTAGACGGTGCTGCCGGT